GCCATTTCAAAATGCTTCAAAGAAAAATAAATTGCCAAATGAAATAAACAATGTCCAAAATGATGCAACAAGAGGTAATAAATGAGTAGAACAATGAAAGAAGTTCAGGACGACATATCTGCTGCTCACACTAAAGATGAAGCAAAGATGACGAGAATGGCTGATGATGAAGCTCTCGATAAGTCTTTAGTTAGGCAAGCGGAGCAGCTGTTTAAGACGACTCGATCTGAGATCAATTCTGTGGTTGATTTTTTTGATGCCGCGAAGCCCGACCATGCACTTGATAATGATGAATTAAAACAATCCATAGCGGAGTGCCAGAAGTTGTTACAGGTAATTCGCTCGCTAAGATATATCACTACATAAGGATTTATTAATGATTACACGACTACTCTCAGGCGAATTTGAAGGCGACAGCAAAGCATTAGAAGGTGCAGCAACTCTGGATAAGAAGTGCATGCTTGTTTATTGTGGAGATTTCGATTCAATGGATGGCCCTGTAAAGATCAAGGCTGAAGACATTCAGAAGTTATCGGACAATCACAATACAGCTTTAAAGAAGCTCGGACGACTTGCTGAGGGCGTGACTCCTATGAAGTTTAGCCCTCCGATTCAACTCGATCACTCGACATCGGCTAAGGATACTGTTGGCCGGCTTGTTGGTGACCTTGAGGTTGGAGAACATCAACTTGAAGATGGATCTAAGGTTCCAGCATTGTTTGGTACCGCACGCATATTGGGTAAAGATAATGTAGAGAAAGTTTCTGACGGTCGTTGGACTCATTTAAGTATCGGTGCAGACCTTGAGAATCACACTATAAGCGAACTTACGATAACACCATTCCCTGCAGCAGCAGAGGCAAGCATGATGAGTAAGATGGCAGGCGAAATAGTTAAGAAGGATAAGCATAAAGGTATTTTAATACTAATTAAAAAAGAAAAAAAGAACGGTAAAGATGTTTATTGTGCATATGATGAAGACTCTGAAAAGATTACACCTGATCATTCTTCTATAAAAGAGGCACTTGCAGATGCTAAAGGTTATATCGATGAAAACGATCCTATTGAAATGAGTAAGAAACGATTAGCAGAATATGAAGTTTTGAATAGAGATAACGACATCGCGTATGTAGTCGAAGCCAATTCAATGGATGATGCCATTAAAAAAGTCAGAGCTAAGATCCAGAAAGATGGTTCTTATAGAGATATTAGCCGAGAAGTGCGCGGTCCTGATGGTAAAACGATAAAATTAAAACAAGGAGAAGAGAAAATGGATTACAAAACTATGAAGGATGCAATGGATCTTTATGCCAAAGCTCGTCAGCATTTAATGGACGAGAAAAAGATGGCCGATAAAGAAGCCGATGAAGAACTTAACAAGATGGCCGATGAGGATGTTAAGAAGATGGCATCTGAGCAGGACGAGAAGCTTAAAAAGCTTGCTGCTGAAAAGGAAGAGGAAGAAAAGAAACTTGCCGCTGATGAAGAAGTTAAAGAGAAAACACTTTCATCGCTTAAGGCTCAAGGTCCAGCCCTCACAAAATTAGCCGCAGCGTTTAAACAAACGAACGAGAAGGTTCGCCTTGCCGCTAAGATTTCAAAAATGAGTATTCGTTTAAGTAAACTAAAAGCTGATGCGAAGATCAGTCCTGCAGAGATGAAGAAGATTGATTTGACAGCCCTTGCTTTAAAAGACGACAAGACTATTGATGCGGTTCTCGGAACATACGAGCAGCGTGAATCTTTAGTACCAGTTGGTCTTTACGGCACCACAAAAGCACTTACGGCCGCGCAACTCCATAAGCATTTAAAGAAAAGTAATATCAGCCGCTTACAGCTTGAGACGGAATTAAATATGCCTTCAAAACGTGAGGCAGCTTTAAAGAAATTGGCTGCGATGGAAGATGCTGAGAAGGAAGTTAATGTTCATATCGATAATGTTCCACAAGGTGAGCATGATGTCGGGATGGCAGATTACGATATGGCTTACGATCAGATGAAGAAGCTTATGGACGAAGGTAAGCATGAGGAGGCCAAGGCACATATGAGTAATTATATGAAAAAATTAACGGAAGATAAGATGGCTGCCGATATGCCTGTTGAAAACGCAAGTGAGCAAATGTCTGCACTTGCAGAAGAAGTTAAAAAGATGCAGACTGGCTTTGTAGATTTTGTCAAAATGACAGCACCACACTTCGGTTTAAAACCTGAAGAACTGGTATAAGGGGGAATAAATGAATTTAGATGCTAAAGTAAACACAAGTATTTTTCGAAAAGACCATCCGATCATTTTGGCAACAAATCGTCACTTGGCGACATTATTGCCAGTACGATTGGCTTACGATGCCGCTGGTTATGTAGCTGGTGAAGTTGTTGGTCGCATAACAGCAGATGGTAATTATGCTTCGTATATAGATGGGAATTCAGATGGTACACAGGTTGCGGTTGGAATATTGTTCGAGTCTGTAGAGGCTGAATTATTCCCAAGTACTTCTGGAACAGCATTAGCAAGAATGATTGCTGGTGGTGAAGTATTTGAATCGAAATTGACTGGTTTAGATGCTGCTGCGAAAGTGGATTTAAAAGCTCGTTCAATCATTGATGCCTCTGGCGTCACAATTATGAAATTTTAATTAGGGGGATAATCAATGGCTAACGAATTTATTTCAGACGAACACACAGAAGTGATACAGAAGTTGGTTTTGGAGATCGTAAATGATCCTAAGACCTATATGGGTTCTAAGTGGCTACCGAGCGTTTCATTACCAGTGCGTAAAATCCGCAACGAAGTAATTGAAGCAAGCGGTGGTTTAACTAACGAACATGCCGTAGGTACAGATCCTAAATATGTTCAATCTTTCGGTACTCGTGTACAGGAATTCATTGCTCCTCAGTATAAAGAAGCAATTCATTATGATGAGAACAAGATTTTGTATCTACGTGAGCTTGGTCAACAGGATCGTAGCAAGCGTGGAGTGAGACAATATATTGATTTAGATGCAGATCGTTTAAATCGACGTCTTGAGGCTCGTATCGAGAAGCTACGTTGGGACGCCATATTCAATGGTTCATTCTCTTGGATGGGTAACACATTTAGTTATGGTATCCCTGCTGGCAATCAAGTTGCTCCTTTGGGCGCAGTTTGGTCATCAGATTCAATTAACGAAAACAATACAGCTAATCCGCTGAAGGATCTTCGTTACTGGACAACTGGTGGTTTGGCAAAGTTTCGTAAATATAAGATCACAAAGATCATCATGAATGGTAACACTTCACGATGGATTTTAGACAACACCAATACTAAGGCGTTTATTTCGTCTCTTGGTGCAAGCCCTGCGTTTGCAAGTGGTTTTGATCTAGATTCATTGTTGAAATATGCCATCCCTGGTTGCCCACCTGTAGAAGTTTACAACGGTTGGTATCAGACTGAATCTGTTGATGGTGCTGGTAAGATTTCTGTGTCTGATGGTTTATATTTCATCCCTGATGGATACATTTTCTTCGAAGCGGCGCTTCCTGGTGGCGATAAGATCGGTGAGTTCGTACAAGGTTCGCACCTTGCTACTGGTTCAGTTGATGCTCCTGGATTCGGTAAGTTTTTCGTAGTTGATGATAATTTGGGTTCAGGCACAAAAGGTGGACCGAAGAATCCGTACATGGACCTAGTGTCTGGTGTATATGGTGGCGTGAATCTTCAACGTCCGTTCGACGTGTTGACTGCTAAAGTCATCGCTTAATATTATGCTGTCTTGGTGGGGGGCGTGAGCTCCTCATCAATTTAACTAAGGAGAGAATATGCAACCCCAAAATGATACGAAGATGGTAAAGCCACAATCAAAAACTAAGATCAGAATGTTACGAGATGCCTATGTTGGCGAGACCGTAGCAAAAGAAGGTTCGGTTGTTGAGGTGGATGAGTCGTTAGCAAAAGAACTTTGTGATACTGTTTTTAAAGGCCCGCCACAGTTTCGCGGTGAGCGAGAGTCAAATGACCCGAACGCTCAGATGTCTAAAATTACAAGAGCAGTAAGACTTTAAATCCACTGGGATAATTACTGGTGAGAGAATGATCCGGTGGGCGATAGTTCATCGGATTTTTTAATTTAAGGGGTGAGTATGGGATTGTATGTGACCTTTGAGGATGTAAGAATTCGCCTTATCGGTAAAGTCCGATTCACCGAAGACAATGCTGATGAAAACAAGATGCAAATTGCTTTGGCAAACAAGCTTATTAACGAGGCTGAGGGCCAAGTAGAGCAAGATTTATCCCCACGGTATGCGGCGCCATTTCAAACAGAAGAGGGTACTGCGTTTAAAAACCTACCAGATAGACCAACCAAATTAATCGTGAAGACATTGTGTGAATTGATGTCAGTGATTCGTATTTTGGAGACTGATTTTGGTATGGGGACCGCCATTGATGGTGAGAAGTATATCAAGAAAGTTAAAGAACGATACGACTCTATTAAGAACGAGAACATCCTTGGTAAAGTCGATGGAGCTGCCGATCAGAAGCAATGGAAGTACCCACCTCTGCCTGGGCTTAGGAAGAATTGGTTTAATACTGAGTCTGATGATGGTTATGCTGGAATGGTGATGGTGACCTCAGCAGGACATGGTGACTATCCTGCCAAACAGATAAATTCTCCTGGAGAAACATTCTGGTCCGGTGTTATTGATGATTGATATTAATCTTAAATTCCCTGATCTTCACGCTCGCCTTAAAAAATACGAGAAAGATATTTATCTTGTATTGGCTGCAGCGATGCAGACCAATCGGGCTATGATGTTCGACAAAGAGGGTGCAGATAATGGCAAGGATAAGTGGGCGCCTCTTAAATGGCGATCTGGCAGAATCTTACAAAAGACCGGTACTTTGCGTAAATCTTTTGCACCAATGAATGATGGCGTAAAGCCAGGCAAGAACAATGGGACGATAGTTCGTATTAATGCCCCGTCGGTGATTATTGGAACAAATTTAGCCTATGCCGCCACTATGAATGACGGTACTACAAAGATGCCTGGCGGGGTAATTACACCTGTTAGTGCCAAGGCTTTAAAGATTCCACTACCTGAGGGTGGCAAGGGTGTTACAAAGAGAGAGAAGAAACAAGGTTTCATGTTCCGTAAGTCTGTTAAAATTCCCGCACGTCCGATGGATACAATATCGAAGGAAGATGAGCAGGAATTTGCCGAGACACTGATGAATTATATTTCGGAGATTTTGAGCCATGAGTAACGAGAGAATCGATAACGTCACTTATGAGAAGGACTCCGATCTCGTTGAGGTTAAAGATACACCATTTTTCAATGGCCCAGTTGAATTTTTGGTCAACAGATTGGCTTATGAGCTACGTCAGGACAAAACATGGGCAAAGATATTTGGTGAGTTCATCGACCCGTATATGCGAATGGATTACTCGTTGAGAAATTTGCCAGTATTGAGGATCTATAATTTAGCTCAAACCAAAGAGTTCGAGAGCTGGTTTATAGAGGGCGATATCAAGGCTGATATAATATTACCAGCAAGTTTACGCAGAAACGAGACCCAGCAGGTGCAGGACACACTCAGTGCCGCCCTGTTGCAGCAATTCAGACGTCCCGCCTTTTTTAATAATCTTGTTGAAAAGGTTCCTGGACTAAATGAGTTGGGGAAGAGATTTCAAATCGATAAGAGTCTAGGGTTTGAGTTTGAAGAGTCAGAAGCACCATTGACTCAGATCACACTTAATTTTAGGCTTGATTTAAGAGTTTGGGATCAATATTTAGAGGACACTTACCGAACTAAGGATAGTCCATACGAAGCTGTGCTTGGGGACTTAGAAAAATTAGTGGCGACAATTGATGGCATGCGAGATGATAATGAAACTGTCGAAGTATCAATTGGGTCAGAAATAAATATAGGAGAATAAAAATGGCATTGACAAGTTTACCAGATCAGAAAACGCCGGCACGTCCAATTGAGATTACGTTTGCCGCCGAGACAGGCACACCTAGCGCGAATCAAGAAGTCCTTTTAATAGGACATGCTGCTGTTGGAATACCAGCAAGCGGTTTGTATGTTGTCCAGAGTGTGAATAATTCAGGTGATCTTGTTGCCGCAAGTGGCGAGTGTGCTACGAAATACGGACAAGGTTCAGAGTTACAGAAAATGGTTCTTGCCGCGATTAAGGCAAATCAAGATACAGGGATTTATGTTTCATTAAAAGCTGTTGCTCTCGCAAGCACTGATACAGATTTCGGTACTGCCGATGCTGCACTCCTTGCTGTTGAAGACGTTAAGGCTGAATTCATAGTCAGCCCGTATGATGGGCAGAGCACCACTAATAGAGATAAGTTAAAAGTTGCCGCACAGGTAATGAGTGGACCAAATCGTGTACACAATAACCAGTTCGGAACAATGGGTGTGTTGGCAAATCAAAACGTATCCGATCCATCGACATTATTCAAATTTGATACTCAATTTTTAGCTGGAATTTGGTTCCCTGATGCATCACCAACTGTATCTCTTGGAGAAGTTGCGGCTGCGGCTGCGGCTAAGATTGCTTCAAATGTGGCACCGTTTAACCCACTCGATGATGTTTCGATCAGTCAATTGCCAGCCCCAGCTCTTGATACCGATTGGATTACAGTTGGCTTCGGTCTTGAATCAGAAGTTTGCTTGAACCAAGGTTGGACTCCATTGAAAGTTAAACCCAATGGAGAGGTTGCGTTTGTACGTACTGTGACAGGAAGAATTTCTGCCGACGGTACCGGCACACCAGTTGTTACCGCATACTATGATATTCAAGATTTTCAGGTTCTTTATTACTGGCGTAAGACTCTTTACACAAGATTCAGTCAGCCTGATTTTAAGCAACGTAAAGCCTCTGCTGAAGCAGCTCGTGAGATTAAGTCTGAAGCAATTCGATTAGCCTCATTGTTTGAAGATCAACAGATGTTCCAGGCTGTAGCGCAATTAGGTAAACAGTTTCAAGTTGTGAGATCCTCTAGCGATAGACATAGATTCGATGTGAAGACTCCAGTGAATGTAATTCCTGGCTTACATGTGATCGCTACGAATATAGAGGCGACAACTCAATACGATGAACTTTCAATTTAAGGAGTAATTTATGTCAACACGTTATGCTGATCGTGCCTTTGTGAGTGTAAATGGAACTAGAGTGGCTGATGTGCAATCAGCATCTCTCAAGCAGAATAAAAATGCTCGTATTGTGCCTTCGATGACGCCAGATGGTTTTAATCGCGGGTTTGTACAGGGTAATACGGACATTGATATCACGATGGCAATCGCGGTACAGAATCAATTGTCTCGTCCAAAGTTTGAGGCAATTGACTACGAAGCCTCGGATGTGCAACTTACTTTTGTTGTCGGTTCTGAACTATTCACGGCTACAGGTCTATTCTTAAAAGATGTTGAGGATAATGCTGGTGGAGTTGGTGATGAGGTTAAGGCTACATTTAATTTCAGTGCAACGAAGCTTGTGGATTCCGTAGGCAACAGCTCGTTGTTTAATTTAGTTTTGTAAAGGATTAATCCATGAACGGTTACAACCCCGACCGACTTAGTGAATTAGATGCCATGAGAATGGGCACTGATTACCGTATGAGCATTAAATTACGTAATTTCAATATGCCAGTTCGCCCTCTCGCAATGTCTGAGCAAATACAAATTCACCACAACGTAGCGGATTATTTATCAAAGCTTCCAAATTCTGCCCGCACCTCACAGAACGAACATTATTATGCTGCCCGGGAATATTTGAAGATGGCTTCTACCTCTGACGTTGGTCAGGCCGACGTTCATATCGGTGACCCTGTGCTGGACAAAATGACAGTTGATGAGGTGATGCACCTTTATCGGCAATATATTCAGGCTGTAGATAAGGCTAACCCTTCATTAGAAATGATGTCTGCCGATGAGATTACTGCTATCGTAGATGATATTAAAAAAAAAGCACCGGACGAGTTGGGATTAGCAGTGATCGAGTTATCTTTCTTGGAATTGGTGAATCTGGTGCAATATTTCGTGACCAAAAAAGACTGACATCGGGACAAATTGTCTGGTGGGTCGTACATTCGCTGGCTAGTGGCAAACTAGGGTGGATTAAAAACGAGGGTCACAATGAGCAAAGAAGTCGTACTGACGGGTCGAGCAGAGCTTGACAACATCATCCAACAGTTAGCGAAAATGCGTGACCACTCTAAAGCTGTGGCTGATGAGGTCAAAAAGACTGGCAAAAAGGTCGATGAGACAATGACCAAGTCTGCCAAAAATACTGAGCAATCAATCAAGAACACTTCTAGCGTTATGCGTAGGATGCTTAATCAGCTGTGGGGTGACATGAAGGCATTGGCCTCTATGAATGCCACCATTGGTGCATTAAAGCTGTCTGAGCAGTTCAGTGGCTCGTTAAAAGAGAGTATCGCTTTATCGGATTCGGTTCGTCGGCTGGGTGGTAGCTTCGGAGTAGCGAAAAAGGACTTCGGTTTTTTTCAAGCTTCGTTAGCCAAGGGGTTGGGTGATATAGGCGCCTCCTCCGAGGCTGCCGCTTCGGCTCTTGAGGGCCTGACTGGAATGGGTGTTAAGGGAATTGCAAGTGCTCAGGGGCTTGCTAAGGGTGCAGTAACTTTAGCTGGAATGTCAGGTGAACGTGGCAATGAAAAATCTGTAGCCGCCGGTCTGGGAAAAGCAATGCAAGGCATGGGGATGGATGTTAATAATTTATCTCAACAGCAAAAGGTGATTGGCGAAATTACGGCAGCCGTTACGAGTAGTGGTAAAACAGCAAGCGAAATTCTGGGGGCCATGGATCAGATTGGTTCCACCATGGACAAATCTTTGCGTGGCAAAATAGGACCAGGGGCGATGTCTCAGATGGCCGTTATGTCCGCAACTGTTGGTCCATCAGCTACGAAAGCCATGCAGGAATATTTAAGTAAATCCTCACTCGATCGTACAGCCATGGAAGCCCAGGGCGTGAGCATGTTTGATAAAAGTGGCAATGTGGATATGAAAAATATTGCATCCATAATAGCCAAAGCTCAGCAACGTGTTCCTGGTGACACGCGTAAAGGACTCGAGACTTTTGGATTCAGTCAGGAAGCTGCTGAGGGTCTTATGCGTATTGGTGAGAAAGCAACTGACGTAGCTAGTGCCATGGAAGCTTTGAAAAATGCCACTCATGATAACGAGCAAGCCTTTACAGACTCAATGGGTATGGCTGATGCATTTAAAGGTTCTATCAACAGAGTTAAAGGTAATCTTGAAGTATTTGGAATGGGCATGACCCAGGGTGCAACGAAATTATTAGCCAATGCCACTAAATCAAATGTTGGAAGTGCGGCCGTAGTAGCTGGTGGTGGCTTAATTGCTGCCCTGCTGGCTGGTGGCGGCCTTCGTGGAATTGGTGGAGCAATGTTAGGCGGGATGGCAAAAAAACAAGCCATGGAGTCAATAACGGGCGAAAAGGTTCAAAATGTTTACGTCGTTAATGCATCAGAAATATCTGGTGGAGGCATTGCCGGCAAAGCTGGTGGATTAATGGGCGGCATGGGTGGCAAATTAGGTATGGCTGCAGGGGCCGCAACTGCTGGAATGGTTGGTTACGAATTGGGAGATAAATTAATCAATCCATTGCTAGATAAATTTCAAGGAACTAATGATGGTGGGATCACTGGCAACCCTGTAGAGAGATTCTTTGATAAGCTCGATCAGTGGACTGGTGGAGGTCTCTCTGGTGCAAATCGACAATCAGTGAAGGTTGTTGTTGATTCTAAAGATCCAAACCTTAAAGCTAAAACAGAAGA